AACAAGAATATCCTAACGCTAAAACTGAAACAAAGATTTTAGATAACGTTATGGATCACTACGGTAAGAAAGATACTGACTTTACTGCCAATCTTGTTAAGTGGGCAGAAGTTATACGTAAGACTTTCTTTGACGGGGGTGTTGATGAAATCATCGCAACCAGAAGACTAGTTCATATCATTAATGCTTTTGCTATCTTCAACAATAAACTAAAAGCAGTTGAAGTATGTATCAATCGTTTTGACGATGATACAAAGAAAAGTTTCCTTGACTTATATACTAAAGTTGATGCTGGTGTATCAATCGAAGAACTAAATCAAGGATCTTCCAATGACGATGAGGAACTTATCTCAGAAGATGAGTAAATTCGTTTTTCATAATGTAGACCTCAATGAGTACGGGCAACCCTCTGGGCAGTACCCGTACTCAAACTTAAAAGGTGGTAAGAATGTTTAAATTAATTCTAGGTATAATTATAGGTTATGCCGCAGTAATGATATGGGGACCTGATGTTGCTTATATCATATACAATGGAGTAATAGAAATTATTAGAGAGGTGGTGAATAGTCAATGACACTAGAGGTTAAAGTTAGAAACAATAATGTTGAGAAAGCAATTAGACAACTAAAGAAAAAAGTTATGAAAGAAGGTATTCTCAAAGAAATTAAAATGAGACAATACTATGAGAAACCAACTTTAAAGAGACAACGCAAGGCCAAAGAAGGTCTAAAGCGTATTAACAAATTAAAGAGACAGCAAGAAAAGTTTCTTTAATCAACCTATATAGGAGTAATATTATGGGAAGACGTAGAATGACAAGTAAAGAAAAGTTACTATCAGCACTTAACAGAGGCGATAGACTTTTCTGGAATGATGTAAGAACTAAGTTTGGTATTACATCACCAAGAACTGCTATCAATGAACTGAGAGCAGAAGGTAACTGTATCTATGCCAACAAAGTAAAGGCGGGTACTTACTATAAAGTAGGGAAACCTAGTAAAGAAATCATCGCGGCAGGATTTGCGGCGATTGAACCAAATTATGCTTAAAGCATAAATAGTACAGTGGCAATTCGTAAGTCCACTGTAGGTTGCCTCTCGTAATAAGCAACCGTATAAAGTCTTTTTAGGGTTTAGACTTGAAAAAAACAAAACCCTACTTATATAAATAATAGTGTATATGCCATGATGGGTATACATTTTAAACTTGCTAAACAGGAGTAATACTATGAATAGCAGAAACTTATCTATATGGAGTGATCTGAGACCCTACAGTATAGGGTTCGATGATATCTTCCGTCATTTTGATTTACATTTAGACAGTAAATCAGTAACATTTCCACCATACAATATTGTCAAAGGCAAAGATGAACTAAACTGGACAGTTGAATTAGCACTTGCTGGTTACAACAAGAAAGATATTGATGTACACTATGCCGACAATCAATTAACAATTAAGTCAATTCACAAAGATGAGGACGAAAGTGAAACAATACATAGAGGTATTGCTAAAAGACATTTCACTAGAACATTCACTATTGCTGATGACGTAGAGGTGAAAGGTGCTGAAATGGCAGACGGCATGTTGAAAGTTGCTTTAGAGAAAATCGTACCGGAAGGTAAGAAACCTAGAACAATTGAAATAAGTTAGATGAGTGGGGCATTAGCCCCACCTTCAGAAAGATTATATTATGTTTAGTTATTTGGGTGGTAAAAAGTTTCAGGCAAAATGGATAGCAGACCATTTTCCAGAGTTTGATAATTACGTTGAACCATTTGGCGGTGCCATGTGGGTTTACTTTCAATCTACTGTAAATGGTAAACTTAACGTCTACAATGACTATAACGAATATCTAGTAAATATATTCGAGTGTGCTACAAGAAAACCTGGCGAGTTTCTAAAAGAACTAAACAAACATAAAGTACAAGATAGAAAACTATTCGAACAATTTAAAAAAGATTTGATGCCACTAGATGGTAGAATACTAGCACCAAACCCAGAAGTAGCGGCAAAATATCTTTACGTAGAATTACAAACATTCTCAGGTCTCAGATGGGATCAAGCCAAGTATGTTGACCTCAAAGGCAAATACAAATCTAAGTACAATCACTTTATAGACAAACTCACAAACCCAAAGTATATTAAGAAACTGAATAACCTAGATGCCTACAATATGAACTGGCGTGAGTGTATACAATTCTTTGATAGTAGAGATACACTATTCTATGTTGATCCACCATACTACAATATGGAGTTTTACTACACACAAAACTTTGACAATGAACAACACGAACAACTGGCATTAGAATTACAAAAGATCAGAGGTAAGTTTGCCTTATCATACTATCACTTTGATAAACTAGAAGAATGGTACCCTAAATCTAAATTCAGATATGTTACCAAATCATTTAACAAGCAGAATAGTACCAAAAAGAAAAACACAGACCGTGGTGATGAGATACTTATTATGAATTACTAAATAGTAAGATGTTGAAATTCAAAGACCATTCACAATTAGACGAAGGACTATTTGACGGATTTGTTAACTTTATCCGTAAAGCATATAGTAATATCGTAGCGGGTTTCAAAAAGGCATTTTCTCTATTGACAAAAGTAAAGATGGGTGATACAAAGAGAGTAAAGATACCGTCTATGATAAAAGAAGAAGAGGCAAAACAAGATAGTAAGTCCAGACTAGGATATTATTCTGAGTATGTTTGTGGAGAACATCTGGCAAAAATTATTGAAAGCAAAGGTCTTAATCTACCTGGTAGTCAATCAAGTAAAATATTTGCCAAAGCAAAGAAGGCATTCCACGATAACAAACTTAAAACATTGTCAAACTACAAATCACTTGGTGATGAAATACAAAGAATGGAAGATGGTGGTAAAGCAATGGCAGAAAGTATCATGGCAGATATGTTGGCAGAAACCGCAGATTTAAAAATTACTAACTTTGATATACAACTTACAGGTGATAGTCTCAAAGGTGAGAGTAAAGCAGATATAGTATTATCAGCAAGAAAGAAAGATAAAGGCACAGTAGTCAAAGAGATTGCCGCAAGTCTAAAAGCATACAAATCATCTAGTATCAATCTTGCCAACTCAACTCTATTATCTTTATTCGCAAGTCTCACTAAAGATAAAAACTTTACAAGTAAAGCATTAGAGAAAGCACAAAGAGTTATTTACGATACAATGTTGAAAGCGGCAAGTAAAGATTTAGGTAAAGCAAAAGCAGTAGCATTACTAACAAACAAAATAAGAAACGATAAAGAGAAAAAGTTATTTAAGAAATATAAAGACATAGGTCGTAAAGCAAGTAAAGAGACACAGGTAAATACAGCAAGTATAATTGTAAAAGAGTTTAATGCTTTGTATAAAAAGAATAAAGCAAAGATAAATGAGAACTTACTAGAACTCATAGGCATGGACGGCAGTGACGATTTTTATGCCAGTATAGGTGAAGGTAAAAAGTTAAGAGTGTTGTCGAGTAGACAATCACCAGAATTACAAAAGTTTTTACAAGATGTTAGAAGTAAGTTTTTGACAATTGTAATGATACCAAAACCAGGTAAGGCAGGTAGAGCAAGTGTAACAGTTAATCTAATGATTGGTAAAACTATGTTATCATCATCTAGTATCACAATGACAGACACAGGTATTGGGGCAGGTGCGATGACTAAATCTACAGGTCAAATCAAAACAAACTTCTGGTTTAATTTTAATAATTTTTAGGGCTTGACTTTTACGGTCAAGTGTGATATAATGTTGTTATGTATAAATTTAAAGAAAATATTATTTTAGATGATGTGAAAAGGTATATTGACGATACCTACAAATCACATTACTCAACTACAAAGAAACAGGCTACTGAAATCATCATCGATCAAGGACACGGTGAAGGTTTCTGTATGGGTAATATTTTAAAGTATGCCCAAAGATATGGCAAGAAAGAAGGCAAGAATAAGAAAGACCTTATGAAAGTTATTCACTATGCCATAATACAATTGTCCCAAGACCATTATACGAATGATAAGTCTTTGATTGATACGTTACAAGAAGACTTACTACAATATGACATTGGTAAATGGAATGATAACGAACTTCGAAACCCAATGGCAGAGAAGTTAAACAACCCTAATGACTAGGAGAATATATAATGAAAATAAGTGATACTACAAAAGAGATATTGAAAAACTTTAGTGAGATCAATCCTAACTTGATGATCACACCAGGTAAGACAATCAAAACTATCTCTACAATGAAAAACATTCTTGCCACAGCAGGTGTAGAAGAAGACTTTCCACAAGATATTGCCATCTATGATCTATCTGAATTTTTAGGCATGATGTCTTTATTTAATAAACCTACTTTTGCTTTTGATGATAAGTCTATGACTATCAGTGAAGAAGGTACATCAACTAAATCAAAATACTTTTTTGCTGACGCAAGTATTCTTACTGTGCCACAAAAAGATGTGAAGATGCCAGAGACAGAGGTAGAGTTTACATTAACAGAAGCAGACTTAGTGAAAGTAAAGAAAGCGGCCGCTATGTTACAACTGCCAGACATATCTGTTAAATCACATGGGCATGACATTATGATGTCCGCAGTAGATAAGAAAAATGACACAGCAAATACTTATGGTGTGAAAGTTGGTGAGACAGACAAAGAGTTTGACTTTCATTTTAAAACTGAACATCTTAAAATGTTGCCTGGCGATTACAATGTTGCCATATCATCTAAACTTATTTCAACATTTAAGCATAAAACGAAAGACCTACAATATTGGGTTGCTTTAGAAAACACAAGTAAGTATAGTGGGTAGATATGGAAAATACATTATGGGTAGAGAGTTATAGACCCTCTACAATTGACGAGTGTATTTTACCTATTGAGATTAAAAAGACTTTTAAGTCTATACTCAAACAAGGTGAGATACCAAATTTATTATTATCTGGCACTGCCGGCACTGGTAAGACCACAGTAGCAAAAGCATTATGTAACGAACTAGAATGTGACGTTATGGTCATCAATGGTTCTGACGAAGGTCGATCTATTGATGTTGTAAGAAATCAGATTAAGAACTTTGCCTCTACTGTATCTTTAAATGAAAGTGATAAACCAAAAGTTGTAATTGTTGACGAGGCAGATTATATGAACGCTGAAAGTGTTCAACCTGCTCTAAGAAACTTTATAGAGACATTTAGTAATAACTGTAGATTTATCTTTACTTGTAATTACAAGAACAAGATTATACCTGCGATACATTCTAGGTGTACTGTAATTAATTTTCAAATACAGAATAAAGATAAAGAACAACTTGCTGGTCTATTTCATAAAAGACTTTGTACGATACTAGAGCAAGAGCATATTGACTTTGATCCTAAAGTTGTTGCTGAACTTATCATCAAATATTATCCTGACTTTCGTAGAACGATAAACGAGTTACAAAGATATTCTGTATCTGGTAAAATAGATACTGGTATACTTGTAACAATATCTGAAGCAAATCTACAATCATTATCAAAAGCATTAAAGAATAAACACTTTGGTGATATGAGAAAGTGGGTCGTAGATAATATTGACCAAGACCCTGCTGGTTTGTTTAAAGACTTATATTCTAATTTTTATAATACAATGAAACCAGAAAGTATACCACCTATGGTAATACTATTGGCAGAGTATCAATATAAAAATGCCTTTGTTGCTGACCCAGAGTTAAACATGGTAGCATGTCTAACTGAAATTATGGGTGAGTGTAAATTCAAATGAGTGAGTATAAATTAACAAACTATCTTACAGCGATCAACTGGTCTAAAGAAAAGTTATTAGATAGTGACGATAAAGATTGGGAAAAGAAATATCCACCATTCATTATCAACAAAGGTCTATCATACTTTTCTGATACGGTAATGTTTGCTAATGAAATGAACAGACTTCATCATGCCTCAAAGCATGCCCAATTCTCATTTTTACTAAATACTATACGAAACAAGAAAAGATTTAGTAAGTGGTTGAAGGCAAGTAAGTTGAAAGACTTAGATGTAGTAAAGCAGTATTACGGTTACTCAAACAAGAAGGCAAGTGAGGCACTCAATATACTTACCAAATCTCAGATTGATTATATAAAAGAGAGATTATATAAAGGTGGGAGAAAATGAGTGAAGTTATACAATGGAAGCCAGACCAGATGCTCGAGGTCAAAATCAAAGAGCCTGATGACTTTCTAAAAATTAGAGAGACACTAACACGTATTGGTGTCGCAAGTAGAAAAGAACGTAAGATATACCAATCATGTCACATCTTACATAAACAAGGTAGATATTTCATAGTACATTTTAAAGAGTTGTTTGCCCTAGATGGTAAGACAGCAAATATATTTGCTAATGATATTGAGAGAAGAAACACAATAGGTAAGTTGTTAAGTGATTGGGGGTTGATAGAGTTAGTTGGTGAAGTTACAAACACAGCACCTCTATCACAAATCAAAGTGTTACCATTCAAAGAAAAGAATGAATGGATATTAGAACCAAAATACAACATTGGTAAAAAACCTACAGAGGAGAAAAATGAACGAGAAGTTACTAGCGGCAGTTAGAGCCCATGCTGAAGGACAGATTGCGAAACATAAAGCAAATGTAGAAGTTTATCTAAACAGCACAACTGGTATAGGTGAACATTCTGATATTGTAGAGACCATAGAGAAAGAACTAAATCATATAGGTCATTACAAAGAACAACTAGATGTCCTAAGAGATTATTTTGAAAAGAAAGATTGACTTTTACTACAACCTGTGATATAATTATATAATGCGATTTTATACAAACGTTACGCCACATGGCGATTTCTTACATATACGTGGTTTTGAAAATGGTGAAAGATTTTCTGACAAGATGAAATGGAAACCACGTCTATATTTTCCATTCAAAGGTAAATGTACTTATCAATCACTAGATGGTAAAGGTCTTATGCCTAAATCATATCAATCAATAAGAGAGGCAAGACAAGTAATTAAAAGATACGAAGATCATAAAGATTTTGTTTATGGCACTGATAGATTTCAATATCAATATATTTCAGACTATTATCCTGGCACAATGGAATATGATAAAGACTTATTGAGAATATACACAATTGATATTGAGGTAGAAAGTGAATATGGTTTTCCTAGTGTAGAAGATTGTTCAGAAAAAATGATTTGTATTACAATCAAAGATCAAGTCAAAAAACAAATCTTAGTTTGGGGTTTAGCAGATTATCAAAAGAAACAAGACAATGTACATTATATAAAATGTGTTGATGAAAAAGATTTACTTATCAAGTTTATAAAATTCTGGCGTGAATATACACCTGATGTTCTTACAGGTTGGAATAGTAAATACTTTGATATACCATATCTTATAAGACGAATAGAAAAGATACTTGGCGAAACTGTAAAGAATAAAATGTCACCCTGGGGTCAAGTTATGGAAGATAATACTTACTACATGGGTAAGACACAAACTTATTTCAGACTACATGGTATCGCACAATTAGATTACCTACAACTCTATCAAAAGTTTACAATCAAAAACCAAGAGAGTTACAAACTAGATCATATTGGTTTTGTAGAACTTGGTGAAACAAAAGACGATAACCCATTTGACACTTTCAAAGAATGGTATCAAAATGACATACAATCTTTTATTGATTATAATATACAAGACGTTGAATTAGTTGATAGACTAGAAGATAGACTACAACTGATAGAACTTGCCATTACCATGGCATACAATGCCAAAGTAAATTACGAAGATGTATTCTCACAGGTTCGTATGTGGGACACAATCATATACAATGAATTATTAAAAACTAAAACAATTGTGCCTGTACGAGATATGAATCCACAATCGAAAGAACTTGTTGGCGCTTATGTAAAAGATCCTGTGCCTGGTTTCTATGACTGGGTAGTATCTTTTGATTTGAACTCACTGTACCCACACTTGATATTACAATATAATATTTCACCAGAAACAATACTTGATGATCGTAAAGATGTAATGATTGACGAACTGTTAGATAAGAAAGTTGATGTTGGTAAGTATTGTATGGCCGCTAATGGTACAATGTATCGAACAGATAAACAAGGTATGTTACCTAAAATTATACAAAGAGAATATAACGACCGTGTTATTTACAAAAAGAAAATGTTAGAGGCAGAACAACAATATGCCAACACTAAAGATAAGAAGTATGAAAAGATGGCACGTCAATATCACCTCATACAACATTCTAAAAAGATTTCATTGAATAGTGCCTATGGTGCGATTGGTAACAAATACTTTAGATACTATGATCACAGACAAGCAGAAGCGATTACAACTTCTGGTCAATTAAATATAAGATGGATAGAAAAGAAAGTTAATGAATATTTTAATAAACTGTATAACACAAAAGAAGATTATGTAATTGCTTCTGATACAGATTCCATCTATGTAAATATGGCACCACTTGTTAAGTTGACTGGTGCTACTGACAAAGATAAGATTGTAAAAGCATTAGACATATTCTGTAGAGAAAAACTAGAACCATACATGAAACAATCATATGCTGAACTTGGTAATTACATGAACGTATATGAAAACAAAATGGTAATGAAGCGAGAAGTTATTGCTGACAAAGGTATCTGGACAGCAAAGAAAAGATATATTCTTAATGTTCATAACTCAGAAGGTGTACAATACCCAGAACCAAAACTAAAGATCATGGGTATCGAAGCAGTAAAAACTTCTACCCCTTTACCATGTAGAGATAAGATGCGAGAAGCATTTAAAGTTATCATGGGTGGTGATCAAAAAGAAATGAAAGAGTTTATCGTAAACTTTAGACGTGAATTTGAATTGATGAAACCAGAAGAGATCGCATTCCCTAGAAGTATAAACGGTGTGAAAAAATACACAGATACAACTTCGATATATAAGAAAGGCACACCAATGCATGTCAAAGGTGCTATCATGTATAATCATTTAATTAAAACAAAAAAGATAGGTCATAAGTTTCAACCTATCTACGAGGGTGATAAAGGCAAATACATACATCTACGAAAAAACT